GGTTGCCACCTTCGGGTATATAAGAATATTCCTCGGGTGTGTAGTCCCTGATAATGTCTCTTAACAGCTTAAATTCCTGTTTCATAGACGCATGAACACGCGCTTGCACGGCACTCATGGTCTTTATCTGTCTTTCTAACAGGGCTAGAGTAGTACCAACAGGTGCTTGGGACGACATATCACTGACTTTCATGTCAGCAATAGAACCTAAACGCCTTCCTTCTTCGCTGATTTTGTCTAATAAAGCAGCTAAAACCTGTGACGGTTCCTTATAAGGAAGCGTCATAATGTTATCTTTAATAGCACCGCTAGGCACATCTACATCTCTAAATTCGCCAGGTGCAATCGGGGTGTCGTCACCTTTAACTCTTAGCCCTCGAGACTTAAGACCTCCGGGTAGGTTAGATAATGTCCCTGCGTCTACCAACTGTCTGATTAACATCGTGCCTGCTCGAGCATATCCACCAATAAGATGGATATATCCAAACCCGTAGGCTCCAAATCCAGGAACGTAATCGTATTGGACTAGGTGTTGGCGCTTCTTATATAAGTGATCGCCTTCACGCCAGTTACGATAGATGGATAAAACTTTATTAGTTCCTTTATCAATCGTAATAATGTAAGGAACGGCGACATCATCTTCTACTTCATAGCCAGGTAAGTTGTAGTCAACCTGTATCTCACAAATAAGATATCTGTCATCCTCGTTAATTGAAAACCCTGTCTCTTCGGCTTTCTTTTCTTCGATGTCGTTAATAACTTTTACTGGATCGCCAAGGTCTACGTCTCTGTAAAAACCTTTCACCTGTAATCGATGGATATCGTTTTTCGTCTTACGCATCATATGTGTGACGCGTTCAGCAGTCCTTGCTCCTGATGAGCCATAAGGAATAATCACGTCTTCTGCCGGGATAAATATAGATGTCTCACGCCCTAAATTAGGGTCGTAGTACACCTTCTTAAAAGCAGCGCCGCTTAGACCTAAGTTAAACAACATCCTTTCATGTTCCGGTCTGTATTCTGGGATTGTCTCTGTTAAACGATAGTTCATATCGTCACGGACTCGTTCAGCTGAGTCTTCTTTTTCTTTTGTTATCTGACCTATGATTTCTGTTTTAACTGGGCCTTGAGCAGGAAAGGTTTCAATAATCATTTCTGACTGAAACCTTACAGCGGCTTCTGTTAATAACGTAGAGAACACACCACAGGCACCATTCCAAGGTTCTGTCCTCTCTTCGTATTTCATGCCTAAAACTTCTAAGCCTTTGACGTACATATCGACCCAGTCTTTTCTGGATCCGATATCTGCGTCTACCTCACCCATCAAATCAGACGCCAAGATTTGAAGTTCTGACTCCGACATATAGTCAGCTAGATTTGCATCGAAATCTTCTGCGGTTTCTTCGCCTTGTTCTAAAACGACTTCTAATCCGTCCATCCCTATCGAAACAGATTCAGGATCTACGATTTCAATCTCAATCTCTGAGTCACTTGATAACATTGGCTCAAGGGGCTTATCTAACATGGTCTATCCTTAATAATAGGCTTTACGTCTAAATGTTTGCGGCTCATCTTCCTCATCAGACGCCAGTCTTAAAAAGCCGCCCTGCCTGAATCGTATCAGTGCTTGAACACTTGAGTCTACGAGGTCATCATGTTCTGCATTAGGGAATGCCGCCATCTGCTCTACGACCTCATCGGCCCAACGGGTATCTGGTCGCCACACCTTACCTGATCTAAATAAATCCGCTACTGAATTTATCCTTACAAATTTATCGTTTCCTCTTACCGGGGTGTACTCAGATACTAAAACCCCCATCTGTCTAAGTTCAAACACTAACGGCGCGCCAGCAGCTTTGGCCTCGATAATACAAGCATCTGGCTCCCAGTACTTATACTGACTTAAAGCTTTGTCTTTTAACTCAGGGAATTCCATTCGTTTTTGGAAGGCATCCAACATAATAATATTCGGATCCCTTTTATCCTCGTCCTTATAAAAGACGCCCCATGTCGTACACGCCGAGTAGTCAGCCCTCTCACTTTTCGTGAACGCAGTGTCCCAGCTCTGAATAATAAAATCACACGCCGGAGGATCGTCTTTCTCCCACACCTTCCACCACTCTCTTTTTACTATCGCCCCTTCCTCTCCGGTAGGGGTCTGCTGATACTGAGCATTCCATTTACTCGGGGGTAGTTCCTCCCTTAACGCCTCTAACTCTTTTAACGACCAGAACTCAGGCCATAGAGGATTTCCACTCGGCATAATCGCCGGTAGTTCAATAACCTCCCATTCCTCGTGCTTATCCCTCTTTGCCGCTTCCTTAATTATTTTCCCTGTTAAGTCTCTGTCCGACCACCTAGTCATGACGACGACTATGGCCCCTCCAGGCTGTAGACGCTGACGCGGTCCAGACGTATACCACTCAAATACCCGATCAAACGCCGCGGGGTCGCCTGTGGCTTCCTGCTCTGAATGCGGATCATCAATAATTAATAAGTCCGCACCCTTACCCGTTACCGTACCACCCACCCCGATAGCAAAATATTCCCCATCAAAATTAGTCGCCCACCGTCCAGCCGCCTTCGAATCCTGCCGTAGAGACACATTAAAGATCTCTCGGTACTGCTCACTCATCACTAAATTTCTAACCTTCCTGCCGAAGTTCACAGCCAGATCCGCCGTGTTCGAAGTCTGTATCACCTTCTTATTTGGATATTTCCCTAAGTACCAACTAGGCAATAAATAACTAGCAAACTCGCTCTTAGTGTTGTGCGTACATATATAACCAGTTTCAGCCAAGAACAAACCATCTTCTCGCGCCACTTTAATGCACTGAGTATTCCCTGTTTGCTCTAGACGTTTTATGCTTATATATCGGCCAAATGTTTCTTTTACTTGCTTAGTACGCTCTTCTTTGCGCGGCAGTATTGCAATATTTTTTGCGTAAAACGATATCCTGTATGTTGGGCCGTAGCTTTTTTGACCTATTTTTGCTTCAGTAACCGATAGACTGTTTTTAATACCTAGGCTAGCAAGCAATTGCCGAACATCGTCAATAATAAATTTATTGCTCTGTGAAAACGTACACTGCCCAGCTTTGCTAACGCAACCGTCTGTGTCCATGAGTCCTTTTAATAAATCTCGGCGCTGGTCCGGCGACCCTTCAAGATAATTGTTCGGTATGTGTTTATCGCCCAATACACCAAGCTCACGTAATTTAACCTTCAGACCAATGATGCCGAACGTCATTTTTGTCGATTGATCAGTGGTTTTGTACCCACGCTTTTCCATCTCTGCTCTTACGATTTTTGCATCTTCGTCTTCCATCGTGATAACAGCTTGAGATGAATGCCCATCTCCAAGCCAAACACCAAAGACATACGGATCTATTAAAAATTCTTTTCGTTCGTATTCAACCGGGCTTACATCAGGAAGCCTTGGTAAACGAGGATTCTTTTGTTTTTTTCCAGCTATAAACTCAACCTCGCCGGAACGCTTTGTCCGTAATACCTCACCGTTTTGACGCCTCCACAACTGTTCGGTTGTGTAATCACGGTAAACATTGACGCGCCTATTAAGCCTAACAGTCCATAGATGATCACCATCAACCGTAAGCATTGCGCCGTCGTCAGTCTTTACTTCGTATAAATCTCGGCCTACAAATACCTCTGATTTGCCAAGAACTTGTGTTGGCTTGCCGTCTGGGCCAAAGACAAAATCTCCTACCTGGAGATCCAACATACTTTTCCAACCCTTAGTCGTAGGTATCATCATGCTAGTCATTATAGCATGTCTCGGCGCCATGTTAATAATTAATCGCTTTACTTTCCCCTCTGCGATCTCTTCAAACTTCTGTCCCATCAAGGCGTGATGCCGACCTAATATAAACCCCGGCCACATCTTCTTAACGTAAGACATGAACGACTTCTGGCATCTCTCTCTTTCTAAAGCGTTTTTATACTCCACCACCTGACTTAACAGTTTCTCCTGTTCCGCCACGGGTAGCTTCGCTATCAAATCACTTAAATTCATAGACATACCCTTCGCCGCGGCCTAAGTCCTTTTTATTCTCGTCCTTAAACAAATCCTCTTTTTTCACGTAACCCCTATACTCCCCACCCCTATCATCCACCACCATCAGTACATAAATATCGCACGGGTCTTGGGTCTTATCCAGTGTAGCTAAAAGCCGCCCGTTCTTATACCTCGTACTCTTCACATCAATACTCTCACCCTTCCTCGAAACAAAATCAGCCTTCCTCTTTCCCAAACTTACATCCACGTAATAGTTAAACAACTTCCCAAAACACATCTCCCCAATCATCCCATCCACATCCGCCTGGAAGCCGTCATCCATCTTCTTCTTATCCTCGTAATTCCTCCTCCCATACGTCTGTCTCGACGCCGCAATAAACCGCGCCATCATTAACTCCATATCACTTAACTCAACCCTCAATCTAAATTCCTGAAATTGATATACACAGGCCTTATCGTCCTACCCCTCCTCTCCACCTTCTTTATCGCCCCTATCCTCTCCAACTGATCCACAATCCTCTTCGTATTTCCTATCCCCATCTTTCCCCTCAAGATCGCTAACTCCCTAATCGTCGGGCTATATTGAAACTTCTTCCAAAACTCATCAATCAATATAAACACATCCCTTTGTACCGGCGACATCACTTCCACCATCTCATTTAACGTTGATTTTTTGGTAAATTTTATAGAACCCATAACTCAAACTCTATAAATATTTATAGAGTTTTGGTATGAAACGGTAAAAATAACTATACCCCGCCGCATTTGATGGTACCTTTTTACACCCCGGGGGAGGTGCTATAAACTTCATCATTATCATCGGGGGAAATTTTGTCTGGGGAGGGGGTATCTTCGGGAGTAGATGTTGATTTGAGGGGAATAGTATGTACAGGCGAGGCCGGATCCGTCTCAGCATCCAGGGGGGTGGGGGAGGGGTGGGCCTGT